GAGAGAAGACCGGGAAGGCTTGGGAAGACAGGACACTTTACGGGACGCCGCTGAAAAAAACGGACATGCGGAACGTCGTCGGCTATTGCCGGAAGCACCGGGGATATATCACGGCAAATCAGATACAGCGGAAAGAGTGTCTGAAAAAACAATGCCATTACCTCGAACGGGTCGAGAATCCGTTTTGGGAAGAGCGCGAAAAGAAAAAGGCGGAGAAGAAGCGGAGAAAGGCGGAGAGGGGATATTAAAAACTCCGGCTGGAAGAAAGGTTGTTCGTTTTGTTCGTTTTTTCGTGGTATAATGATACCATAGGATTCAGGCCGCCGGGAGAAAGTGGGCGGCTTTTTTAGCGGGTGGGTTGGAGGGAACCTTCGATGCCGGAAGAACATACGATGCGCTTCATGGAAAGTCTGATGCGCGGATTCATGCCGCCTGACGATCTGAGCGTGTCGGAGTGGGCGGAGAAGTACAGGCGGCTTTCATCGGAGAGCGCGGCGGAACCCGGACCGTGGAGAGGTGCGCGGACACCGTATCTCAAAGAGGTCATGGATGCGTTCTCCGATCCGAAGGTCGCGCACATCGTGTTTGTCGCGGCGTCGCAGGTCGGAAAATCCGAGGCGCAGATGAACATGCTCGGCTACATCATAGACGAGGATCCGGGGTCGGTCCTGTACGTCCATCCGACGAAGGACGACGCGAAGGAATTCTCGAAGCTGAGAATCGCGCCGATGGTGAGGGACACCCCCGCTCTGAGGCGGAAAGTCGCGGATCCGAAGCAAAGAGACAGCGCGAACACCGTATTGCAGAAGAGCTATCCGGGCGGAATCCTGACGCTATGCGGATCCACGGAAGCCCATTCCCTCGCGTCGAAGCCGATCCGGTATCTGTTCGGGGACGAGCGGGACCGGTGGGCCGTGAGCGCGGGCAAGGAGGGCGATCCCTGGGACCTCGCCATGCGGCGGCAGACGACGTTCTATAACCGCAAGGCGGTCGAGGTGTCGACGCCGACGATCAAGGGCGCGTCGCCGATTGACAAGGCGTATTCAAAGGGGTCGATGGCCCGGTGGGTTTCAAAATGCCCGCACTGCGGGGAGTATCACGAAATCCGGTGGGCCGACATCCGGTTCGAATACGAAGAGCGGGAGCTCAACCGGGAGAGGGTATACTCCGTCAAAGAGGTCTTTTATCTCTGTCCCGGATGCGGCGCGGCCTCGGAAGAGCGGACCATGAAGCGGGCTCCGGCGTACTGGCGGCACGAGAACGAAGAGGCGCGGAACCGGGGAGAAGTCAGCTACTGGCTCAATGCGTTCGTTTCGGCGTGGATGCCGTGGGCGGAGATCGTCCAGAAGTTCCTCGAAGCGCGGGGCGACAGCCGGAAGATGCAGGTCGTCTACAACACCATGTTCGGGGAGTGTTGGGAAAACCGGGGCGACACGATGGACGAGGAGGGGATGCTCTCCCGCCGCGAGGATTACGATGCGGAGCTGCCGGAGGGCGTGCTTGTGCTGACCTGCGGGATCGACACCCAGGATGACCGCCTCGAATATGAGGTCGTCGGGCACGGACATTTCGGGGAGACATGGGGCATTTCCGCGGGGATCATCATGGGGAAGCCCTCGGACGCCGACACATGGGCCGCGCTCGACGGAGTGCTGGATCGGGTCTGGCGTTTCGCGGACGGCGTGGGGCTCAAAATCGCCGTCTCCTTCATGGACGAGGGCGGACACTACACGCAGGACGTCCGGATCCACTGCCGGGAACGGCTCTCCAAAAAGCTCTACGCGATCAAGGGACAGGCCGGGCAGGATCGACCGCTCACCTCCCCTCCGAAGCAGCAGAAGATCATCATAGACGGGCGGCACTACGGGGCATGTTGGGTATACACTCTCGGGGTTGACGCCGGGAAGCAGATGATTATGGATTCACTCCGGGTGATGGAGCCCGGGCCGAGATACGCGCACTTTCCGAAGCGGGACGATTACGGTCACGCTTTTTTTCACGGCCTTCTCTCCGAGCATCTTGTCTACCACGAGGACCGGAAACAGCCGTGGGGATGGGAGAAGATCGCCGGGCACGAGAGAAACGAACGGCTGGACTGCCGGAACTATGCGATGGCCGCGTTCAAGACCCTCGCCGCGGACCTCGACGCGCAGGAAAACAGGCTGAGAGAGGCGCACAAGGCAAAGGCGGAGGGAAAGGGACACGGATCGGATCCGGCGGAGAAGAAAAAGCCGGAAAAGACCGCGAAACCGAAGAAAACACGGCCCGCGGGACCGGAAGACTTCTACGAAAAGTGGTGAAAGGAGGGCGGACGATGGACATTGTGAAGATCAAAAGGCGGATCACCTTTTACGAGGGGATGCTCGAAAAGCTGTACGCCGCGTATGACGCGCTGATCTCCGGCGGGGTGCAGTCCTACACCATCGACGACCGGGAACTCACGCGGCTGGATCTCGGGAAGCTCTCCGAGGAGATCGAGCGGATTGAAGAAAAGCTCGCGGAACTGGAAGCCCTCGCAGACGGAGCAAAATCAAGAAAGGCCGTTGCGGTAGTCCCGCACGATTGGTGATAATATGGCGAAACACTATGCCAGCGGCTATTCGGAGGCGGGAGCGTCGCATAAGAAGCGGTCCATGAAGGACTTCGACGCGGTATCGGGCTCGCCGTCGCAGGACATCAACGACAACAATCTGACGCTGCGGCAGCGGTCCAGGATGCTCTATATGTCCGGCTCCGTCGGAACGAGCGCGGTGAACTCCGTCCGTACAAAGGTTGTCGGAACGGGGCTGACCCTCAAAGCCGAAGTGAACCGGGAACTGATCGGGATTGACGAGGAAGCGGCGAAGAACTGGCAGAGAAAGGCCGAGGCCGAATTCAGGCTGTGGGCGGACAAGCGGGAGAACTGCGACGCGCTCGGGCTGAATCCATTCTCCGCGCTCGAACAGCTTGTCATGAAGTCGTGGCTGCTCTCCGGGGATGTCTTCATCCTCTTCAAAGAGGGGCCGACGTCCCTGATGAACCCCTATTCCCTGCGGCTCCACGTCATCGAGGCGGACCGGATCTCAACGCCCGCCTGGTGCATGGGGAGCGGAAACTACCTCCTCGGGAAAACGGAGGGGGAAGTGCCGGAAGGGAAGCCGGGCGCGGGGAACAAGGTGCACGACGGCGTCGAAGTCGACAGGGACGGGCGCATCACAGCCTATTACATCTGCGACAGGTACCCGAACGATATATACGGGAAAAAGCCGGAATGGACGCGGGTGGAGGCGTTCGGTCAGAAGACCGGGCTGCCGAACATTCTGCACGTCATGGAATCCGAGAGGCCGGATCAGTACCGGGGCGTTCCGTATCTGACGCCGGTTGTGGAGAACATTTTACAGCTCCGCAGGTACACTGAATCCGAACTGATGGCCGCGCTCGTACAGAGCTTCTTCACGGCTTGGGTTGAGACGGAATCCGATCCGACGCAGTTTCCCCTGAATGACGTCGGGCCGTCCCTGCCGGAAGAGGAAGAGCCGGAGCCGGAAAACGAAGACGAATACCGGATGGGGCCGGGGACGGTATTGCACCTCAAAAAGGGCGAGAAGGTCCAGTTCGGTTCCCCGAATATCCCGACCGTCGGATTCGACATTTTCGTGAAGACGGTTTCGCGGACCATCGGCGCGGCTCTCGAATTGCCCTACGAGGTCTTACTCAAAGAATTCACGTCGTCCTATTCCGCGTCCCGGGGCGCACTTCTCGAAGCGTGGGAGGCGTTCCGCATGAGGCGGACATGGCTTGTGGAGGGATTCTGCCGTCCGGTCTATGAAAGATGGCTCACGGAAGCCGTCGCGCGGGGCAGGCTGAACGCGCCGGGATTCTTCACGGACCCGCTGCTCCGTTCGGCATGGTGCGGGGCGCAGTGGATCGGGCCGGTCCAGGGACAGCTCGACCCGAAGAAAGAAGCCGAGGCCGCGCTTGCCCTCGCCTCCTACGGCGTCAAGACCTATCAGCAGATCACCCGCGAATTCGGGGGAGGAGACTTCATCGCCAATGTCGAAGAGCTCGCGCGGGAAAACGAAGCACTCGAAAAGGCGGGAGCCATCGAATATGAGATCCCGGATTCGACGGATCCTTCGGATCTCGATTCGAGACATCCGGCAGGCAAAGGAGAATAGAAATGCCGAAAATCAACATCGCGCGGAACTTCTACACGCTCGCGTCCGGGGACGGGGTAAACGCGGAGCTCACGCTTTACGGCGACATTGTGGAAGCGCAGCCCACGGACTGGTGGGGGGATCCGATCGAGGGGAGTTTCATCATCGAAGACGAATTTCTCCGGGACCTTGAAGCCGTGAAGAAATGCTCCTCCCTGCTCATTCGGATCAACTCCGCGGGAGGGGACGCGGCGGTCGCCATCCTGATTCACAACAGGCTCCGCGAACTGGCGGCGGGAGGCATGAAGATCTCCTGCGTCGTGGACGGCGTTGCCATGAGCGGCGGATCCCTGATCATGTGCGCCTGCGAGGACGTAAAGGTTTACCCGGCGTCCATCATCATGATTCACAAATGCTGGTCGTTCCTGTTCGGAGGGTACAACGCGGACGAGCTGCGGGAAGCCGCCGTACAGCAGGACGCCATCGACCGGGCGCAGGTCGGCATCTATCAGAGAAAGACGGGACTCTCCGAAACCCAGCTGCTCCACATGATGGGGGACACCACCTACATGACGGGCCGGGACGCGGTCGAAAAGAAATTCGCGGACACGCTGATCGACGAGGAGAGGGAGCCCATCGCGGCTTCGGCGGACGGACGGGTGCTGTTCGTGCACGGGCGGGAAATGCGCCTCGCCCCCGGTATGTTCGCGCCGGATTTCGTGAAGACAAAGGACGGTATCAGCGGGGAGGACCCCGAGGATATAAACGACGCGCGGCGGGAGGGAGAGCCCGAGAAGACCGGAGGAGATCCCGCCGCAGAACCGGGTGGACCCGGATCAGAAGCCGATAATACGGCGGAAAGGAGAGAGACTATGACTCTCGAAGAACTCCGGGAACAGAACCCGGAACTTGCCAGCCAGATCGACGCGGAGAGAAACGCCGCAGTCGCAGCGGCTGAACAGAACGCAAGGGCAGCGGAGAGGGAACGCCTCAGAGGAATCGACGAGATCGCGCCCATCGTGGGAGATAATGCGCTCGTCGAAGAAGCGCGGTACGGTGAGACAGCCTGCGACGCGCGGGAACTCGCGTTCCGCGCCGCAAAAGCAAGAGCCGCACAGGGAGGAGCTTTCCTCGCCGCCATGCAGAGCGACGCGAAAACTTCCGGGACGGCGGCTGTCGCGCCTGTTACGCCCCCCGCAGAAGAGAAGAAGCCGGAAAACGGCGGACCGAAGACGATGGACGAAGCGCGGGCCGACACGAAAGCTCTGCTTCACCCCGAAAACTAAGGAGGGAAGACAATGAATCTCAACGAAAAGATCGCGGACGTCTCCTTCGACGGACTGATTTCCGACAACCAGCCCGCGGCGATTGTCCGCGCAAAAACGATCAAGCGGCTCGGCGAGGCCGGAACCCTGAAGCGCGGAACGATTCTCGCGAAGGGAGCGGACGGAAACCTCGTCACTCTCGGTACCGCCGGAACGGCGGGCACATGGAGCGGGACCGGCGACGGATCCACCAAGCACTTCTCCATGATCGCAAGTGGCGTGATTCCTGCGGCACTGACGGAAGTGAAGGTTGACGGAACCGCCGTCACGACCGGATGGATCTATAACGCGGCTTCCGGCGAGCTCATCTTCGAGACCGCTCCCGCGAACACGAAGGCCATTGCGGTCAAGACAGTTGCCGGGGAATTCGAGGCGGACTGCATCCTCTGCGACGATACCGCCGTCGGTACCTCCGCGGAAGTTGTCGCGGCTGTGTATGTGTCCGGCTGCTTCGACCCGGACAAAACCATCGTCGCGGAAGGGTACACCCTGACCGCCGCGGATTACGACGTTCTGAGACTCAAGAACATCCTGTTCAAAGACGCACAGAACGACTAAGGAGGGATAAGAGATGCCTTTTGACATTCACAACACCTATTCTCTCCTCGCTCTGATGGAGGAGATCATTCCCGTCCCGAGCTTCTTCCGGGACCGTTATTTCCCCACCGGAGCAGGGGACCTGTTCTCCACGGATTCCGTCGTGACGGAGTTCCGCAAGGGGACCAGAAAGATGGCCGCGTTCGTCGCACCGAGAATCGGCGACATTCCCGTTGAGCGCGGCGGGTACGAAATCAACACCTACAAGCCGCCCAAGATCGCACCTTCCCGTCTGCTCACCATCGACGACCTCGCTTCCAAGGGCTTCGGCGAAATGCCCTACGCGGGCTACACTCCCGAGCAGAGAGCGGCGCGGCTTGTGCTGGACGATCTCTCCGACCTCGAACGCCGGATCCAGTTCCGCGAGGAGTGGATGGCTGCGCAGGCCATACTCACCAACGGCTTCTCCGGCGCGGCGATGGCTGACGAGGACAAGCAGGTCGACACCTACGACATCCGCTTCTACAACGGCGTCACGTCCGACCACCTCTACACCGTGAGCTCCGTGTGGACCACCTTCGCAGCCATGAAAGCGGACGTTGCGGCGATGGCGAACGACCTCACCGACCGCGGGCTCCCCGCCGAAGACCTCATCATCGGCACGGACGTCGCCGCGGCCCTCTTGACCTTCACCGATCTGCCCGCGCTTGTCAACAAGACATCGGGCATCATCACCGGCGAGATCGACGCGAAGCTCTCTCAGTATACGGGCGTCGTCTATATGGGCGACCTCAACTTCGACGGGCACATCCTCCATGTGTTCGTGCCCCGCGAGACCTACGAAGCGGACAACGGGACCACCACCGCGTACTTCCCGGCGAAGGGCGCGGCTGTCACGGCTCCCGCGTCCGGCCGGATGCTCTACGCTTCCATCACGCAGATTCCGCGCGGCGGCGACAATTTCGTCACCATTTCCGCGAAGCGCGTTCCCAAGCTCGTTGTGGACGACGACAACGAAGTGCGCAAGCTGCGCGTGACCTCGAAGCCCCTCCCCATGCCGAGACAGATGAACCCGTGGATCTACGCGGCGAACGCTGTTTCCTGAGACCGGAGGGGAGCATGAAAGTCAAAATCACAGCGGGAACATACGGACGGAGGGACGAAAGCGGAGTTCTGAGACCCGTCCGCAGAGGCGAAACCTGCGATGTGAGTGAAACCGAGGGGGTACGGCTGTGCTCCCTCGGCATAGCGGAAGCCATCGAGCAGGAGAAACCCGAAACGGCGAAGCCGGAAGAACATCCGGTCCCGGACACATCGAACCGGGGAGAGCTCGCCGCCATGCGGATTTCCGCGCTTCGGATCCTCGCGGACAACCGCGGAGCAAAGAACGTGCGGAAAATGAGCAAGGAGGAGTGCATCGAGTTCATTCTCGCGCACCCGGAGGCCATACCGGAAGAAGGGAACGGCGGGGATGAAGAGGACGACGCGCCTCCCGTCTTTGACGCAGGGGAGATTTTGACATGAGTTTCAAGGACATGGTCGCCGCGGACATCCACGGTGTTTTTTTGAACCTCGACGAATTCGCCGAGACGCGGAATATCTGGTATGACGGAACGGTTTACGAAGACGTCTCCATCGTCCTGCACGGCCTGAAAGAGAACGACAGGAAACGGCTGGTCTCGGGGGTCAAGGAGCAGGGCGGGCGGAACTCCGTAGCGGACCGGATCGAAGGACTGTACAACGAACAGCGCGTTGCGCATCTCGCTCTCGACGAAATCGGGGGAGTGCTGCCAGAAAAGGGAAAGATCTTCCGCATTTCGACGGCGGAGAGGGGAACGAAGTACAGAAGTTACCGGATCACGGCGGCGGTCCTTGACATGGGAATGTGCAGGCTGGAACTGGGGGTGCTGACGGAATGAGCGTTTTTATCGAGAACCCGCAGACCGGAAAGAGAACCGCCGCGTTCCAGCTTCACATATCCTCCAACATCGAAAAAGCCGAAGCACTCCTTCGCTCCATGCCGGGCGGCGCGGAAACGGCCCTCGACAAGGCGATCCTCTCGGCGCGGCGGGCCCATTCGAAGCTCGCGAAAGAGGCAA